GGTGTAACGAATGCGTTAGCTGCTGAATCGTGAATTGAAAATGCGATTAAGTTCATTTTATTTTCCTTCGTAATCTCTAGTTAATGTTTGTGTTTTTGCGATTGCTACTTTTTCTTTTGCTATCAATCTTTCTGGTGTGTTGTCCTCCTTATGTTTTATTATTTCTCTTTTACGTTTTCTCTTTCTTTCATCAAACGCTATTGCGTCTTCTACTTCGAGTATGTTGTCGTAATATTTAGGTAAGCTTGCTTTGAATCTATTTATCGTTATGAAATCCTTGTCCGTATCTCCCTTGTACTTTTCTAGCCAAGCCTTTCCTAGTCCATATCTCCACAGTGTTGAATCTTCCCTTTTTCCTGATCCTCTGCTTGCAAGACAGAATTCTGGCTCAATTTGATAAAATTCACCTGTATCTGGATCTGTGATCGAGTAATGTTCTTTCTTGTTTTTACCTGTTTTCGGGTCGATTGATTCTTCATCGGATCCCTTCCTTTTTTTCATTACGTAACGCGCTACATAAGCTGCGCTATTAAATGACATTTCTCCAATATAAGAATATCCATAAGGCCATGCTTTTTCTAAGGTTGGTGATCTCCATAACATATCACCTCGTTTTGTTTGTGTTTGTAAGAATCGATCTTCTCTGAAATCCACGCCGAACAATATCGCGTGGTAATGAGGGCGTCCGTTTTTATCTCCATACTCTCCGCACGCGAAATATCTAAATCTATGCGGCGTGTGTTTTCTTAATCTTTTAAAGAATCTTTGTAATTCCTCCTTGTGTATTGAATGATCCTTTGGGTAATGCTCCTTATTGTAGGTTAGTGTAATAAAGCTATTTTGTTTATGCATCTGGGCTTCATGAACACATCTAATAGCCCATTCTCTTGAATGAGATAATCTGCAACTCCAACACTGTCCACATGGAACATCGACGGGTAAATCCTTATACCCGTCATTAGCATTGAACACGATCGAACGCTTTCCCGTTTTTGGATTAACAAATTTCGACCTATATCCCTTTAATGGTTTTACACATGGCATTTATAGCCGTGTACCACCGCGCATAGGACGCGGATTAATATTAAAGATGTGTGTTTTATCTGCGGTCGCACGAAATAATTTTCGGCTTCCTTTACGTGATAATTTTTTACGTTTCATAATAATTTACTCTTCTGTTTTTTGGTTTTTGGTGATTCCGCGAAGTACGCGGCTATGTTAGTTACTAACAAGGTTACTACTTCCCAGTTCTGTAACAAAAATGTCAACACGTCCATTTTTTAGTTCCTGTATTTTTGATTTTTCGTACTCTACGTGTATATGCGTAGAGTGTTCTATTACATGATAGTCTGAACCTAGTATTTTGCGCAAATTTTCGGCTGCATACTTTTTTTCTTCGTCCGTGAAATATCTTGATCTGAAATCTAAAGCGTAGCCATAGTAATGTAGGCTCTGTGCCGAGTGTTCTCCGTCTAGTGCTGATGTCACTACTAATTCCTTTCCGTAACGTTTCCATACGTCATCTGCCACTATTAATGCTTTTCTCATTGGCATTTGTAAGCCTACCATTTGCACACCTTGTTTAATCTTCATCTGCCTGATCCTCGAATAAATCCCAATTCATTTCGAACTCATAGCCTTTATACCACCACCTCTGCATTAGTGGGTTTTCATCTGTATATGGATTACCGTCCAGACCAATACCTGCTACATATGCCTCTCTACCTTGATTAAATGCTTTGCGTGTTCTCATAGTGGTTTCCTTTGTTAGTTTTCTAAAGAATAACTATCTTTTTTATACAATTGAAATTGTATTTTTCTATCGCCTAACGGCTCTTTTATTAATGTTCGCTATGCTCACTTTTCTGTACTGAACCTCTTCGAGGTGTCAGTCCTGCCAATTACAACAAGTAGGGATTGGCAGGACTGCGGGGAAATTAGCCCCTCGTACTATGCTGACGCGCTATCGCTTGTCTGCGGTTCAGACGAAGAAGGTTCGCTTACGCTCGAACCTTCAACGCCTGAATCCGCTGTTACAATACCATGGGTATTTTTGCCTGTAGGCACATTCACGTATGCTCCGTTTATATCTATACCATCGTTTCCAACGATAATTCCGCGCTCTACTAGCGCGTCGTGATTTTTTGGATCTTGTACGTAATTTAAGAAATATGATGGATTCCCATCAAATTCCTTGCGTACTTGAGCGGGTAAGCCTTCAAATAGGCTTTTTACGTTTGCGACTGTTTCCATTGCTTTTTGGAAATCTACTGCTGATACGTCATCGTAGACTCCTTTATTCTCCTTAGCGTGTTTAATAAACCCTGTACGGGTGTAGTCCGCTAATATTAAGTTAATATCACACTCGTCTTTGTGCGCTTGCTCTGTCATCGTAGGACCGCAATAAATCTTAGGACATAATTTACGGTCTCGTCTTGGTATAACCGTTTCTTTTAACGTAGCCATTTTATTCACCTGTCATCTTATGTATTTGATCAATACCTTTACGCTCTAATTCACCTAATCCATACCAGGATTTCTCGAAATACTCCTGTATCACTGTTTCTATCTTCCATAATGTTTGATTCATAGCATCATAAGTCATGTTGAAACCACCAAGCACAGTTTTCATAGCTTTATTTATCATTTCGCTAGTCGGCTCAATAGTTCTATTTTTAGATTCTGTAAAGGCTGTATTTGCTTTTACCTGTTGTATTTCAGCGATTATCTTTTTAACGCTTTCTTGCGCTACTTGCGTATGCGATTCGTTTAATCCTTGTTGTGAAGCAAGTGTTCCCACTTCTTGGTTAATCTTCCTTTCATTAGCATCCGTTTGCTGTTGATTAATATCAGTTTGCATCGCTGAATTTGCCATTCTTCCTAGATCGGGCATTTGTGCCATCTGCGAAGCGCCTATGGGCGCTCCTTGTGTTGCTGCAAGAATAGGATTTAACCCTGCCTTGCGCATATCCTTAACCTGCCATTGATACTTGTTTTTCATCATTTTTTCAGTAAAACGATTCGCCATATATGCCGAACCTAACGAACTGGCTGCCTGTATACCAGCAGACACTCCTGCTACCGCCAAAGCGCTCATAATGACCTCCTAGAAGTGATCCATAAGTCCAGGTGTACTGAATAGAGGGATTGGTCTAGCACATTGATAATTAAAATATCCGTCTAGCGTAAAGTCTGGTTCTGTTGTTACAGCGACCACTCTATCCATAGGTGGTGTTTCTTCTATGAATGTTTGATCCAGTGTCGGTAATGATCCGAACTCTTGTGAAAGGTGCCATGCGTCTAATGAGGTTGTATCGTTTGAGCGCATTTTTCCCGTAATTTTTGACTGTTTATAACGGTACTCTGCCCAGCGTTCTTGATATCCGAATACGTTGTCGTCTGCTGCTACGCCTTGCGTATAAATCTCTTTGTTTAGTACAGCTTGCTCGCCAATATGTGCAAGCGCTGGCCAATAGAAGTCATAACGAGTAGAACGTGACCACATGCGATCTAAACCTTGTTGGTAAGTTAAGTCCGCTCTAACTGATGCAATACCAATCACATAGCAGTGTTCCGTAAATGATTTTGTAAAGCCACCACCCTTCGATACGACCATACCTGCCGCTGCTAAATCACCTACTTTGCGTGTGCCATCTGTTGTAGTTGCTACTGACTCGAAAGATACTGGTGTTGATGTACCGCCTAAAAATTCTGGTCGGTAAGTTACATCTAGGAAATCGACGCCAAAGTGTGCTTTAACTACCTCTGAATAGCGTGTACCGCTTCTAGCGTCCCTCTCAAGAAGTTTTTGAATTTGGAAGGCCTGACGTAGCTCGTTTACTGTTGACGCCGTAGCGGTACTTAAATCGGCTCTTAGCGTACCATTTGGGTCATACACTGAATCTACGCCCGAATCGGTTTCAAATATGCCGTTAGAATTTGTTCTTAGACCATCTGTTGTGTTGTGTAAACCACCTGTTTTTAGTCTAACTAATCCATTGTTGCCATTATTATAGTAATCAACATCTGCATAATCGCCTAGTGGTAATGCTACCGAATCTCCTTTCTGTAACCACGGTAAGCACGACGTGAAATAATCATGGCGCTTGCCTCGTTTACGCATTGTAAAATCGCCATTTACGTCTCCGCTATCAGTTGTTCGAACCGTAGCAGAATCAATTAAATTTTGATCTCGATACCATTCGTTATAAATATGATTGAAACAGCGTAACGCCAGGGTGTTGTGCTCATAATCGGGTACTTTTGTTGGAAGTCCCATATAGTCATATAAAGACTGGTTTCCGTATCCGGTGGACGCTGGCGCGTTCATCACCGGAACGGTGTAATCTGTACTATCTGCGGGATCAACCTGTTCTCCGCAAAACTTTCTAAAATTGTCCCATACCTGTCGAATAGGAACTGCAAAGAAGTGAACATCTAAAAATAGATTGTCCATAATTGGGTAGATTGGCGTATTCACGCGCGCCAGTAATGTCGGGTTCAATGTAAGTGTATCGCCTGGTAAGGCTTCGTCCACGAATATAGGGATAAGGTTACCTGCATCAAATGTAGTTTTAATACCGTGTGAACGGTTGAATGATGATCGAGGGATATCCGCTGTTGGTGCCCTCGAAAATGAATGATCCATTACTGATTTCATTGTTATTCACCTTTTGTAGCTAATAATGATTTGAGTGACTGTAATTCAGCCATAATCTCTGTTTGTTCTGTTGGTTTGAGTACTTCTAGTCCTGTTGCAATGATCTCTGGCTTTTCTAATGCGACCAGCGTACCGTTTTCATCACTAAATTCGCCTACTTTGAATAAACTAAACTGCTCAGGATGTTTTGTAATGTTGCTTTCTTCTTTTGAATTGACATTATCTTCGAATGCGCGCATTGCCATAGCTTTAGTGTGCATAAAGAAAGGTGTAACGAATGCGTTAGCTGCTGAATCGTGAATTGAAAATGCGATTAAGTTCATTTTATTTTCCTTCGTAATCTCTAGTTAATGTTTGTGTTTTTGCTATTGCTACTTTTTCTTTTGCTACTAATCTTTCGGGTGTATTGTCCTCCTTATGTTTTATTATTTCTCTTTTACGTTTTCTCTTTCTTTCATCAAACGCTATTGCGTCTTCTGCTTCGAGTATGTTGTCGTAATATTTAGGTAAGCTTGCTTTGAATCTATTTACTGTTATGAAGTCTTTATCAGTATCACCTTTATATTTTTCTAACCAGGCTTTTCCTAATCCATATCTCCACAGCGTTGAATCTTCTTTTTTTCCTGATCCTCTGCTTGCAAGACAGAATTCTGGCTCAATTTCATAAAATTCACCTGTATCTGAATCTGTGACCGAGTAATGTTCTTTCTTTTTTTTACCTGTTTTCGGGTCAATTGCTTCTTCATCGGATCCCTTCCTTTTTTTCATTACGTAACGCGCAACATAAGCCGCACTATTGAATGACATTTCTCCAATATAAGAATATCCGTAAGGCCATGCTTTTTCTAAGGTTGGTGATCTCCATAACATATCGCCTCTTTTAGTTTGTGTTTGTAAGAATCGATCTTCTCTGAAATCCACGCCGAACAATATCGCGTGGTAATGAGGGCGTCCGTTTTTATCTCCATACTCGCCACATGCGAAATATCTAAATCTATGCGGCGTGTGTTTT